TTGTAGTCAGCATTACCTGTCTTTAAAGATTCGTAGTATTTATTGTAGTCCCAAGCAGGATTAGAAGCTGTTGTCTGTACAGGCACACTTGCTGGCGCTGGTGTCGGAGCAGCTACAGGAGCCGGGGCAGGCTCTGGCATAGGCGCAGCAACTGCAGGTGGCGGAGGAACACCAGCTTTGTCAAAGTAATTAATAACTTCGTTTTCAGCGACTCCTACTGCTGTAGCTAACGCTTGAGGACTTACGCCAAACTGAGCAGCAGCAGTGGCAATAGCAGCAGGATTATTAATATTAGCTGCTACGTAGTCTCTAATTGCTTGGTTTTGTTCTGCAGTAAAAGCCATTTTAGTTTAACCTTTGTTACGATGTAATTCAAACGTATTAATTACACTTGTTGTTGATCCTGCTTCAGCTTGTACCCGAACTTGATCACCCTCTTCTAACACAATGTAAGCACCACCATCAAACTTAATGAACTGAGTAGGGCTTAAGACATAATTATCTAAGACAAAATGCTCAAGGTTAGCACTGGCATCATACCAAATAATGTCAACGTGTTTATTGTTGCCTGAGTGGTTAACAGCATATGCAAGGTTCCATTGAGCATAGTAGCCTGTAGGAACCGTATAAACTGTTGTCTTAGTCGTTGTTGTTAGTGTCGTTCCTACCGATACTGGTCTCATCTTGCTTTACCTTCTTAGTAGTAGTTTTAACAGGAGTTTCTTCAGCAAGAACCTCGGTATACTCTGTGTGAGTACGCATACTTTTAATGTCATGCTCGTGAACAAACTCGAACACATTACCCGAATGATTACACTTAAATTTAGCCATAATTACCTTTCTTATATACTTTACACAATACTTTAAAAGCATATGAAAAAGGCTCCCCACCTTATGAGTGGGGAACCGATTTAACTTATGCTATAAGCTTAAGCTGGAACTGTCAGAGCAACAGCAGCGCCATCACGCAACTCGCCCACACCGTACAGAACGTCAGCAGTGAACAAGTTGGCAAGCCACTCTTGTTTGTACTGAGTCTGAGTGCGAACACCCATCTGCTCGACCAGAACACCGAAGTCTTTGTGAGCCATCAAGCACACGCGAGTAGCGGTAGTACCGGAAGTTGTATCAGCGTTGCTGGTCACGAAGACGGGGATACCGTACACGTTACCAATTTCACCGTTACGGATGGTGTTAGAAGCACCTGTCTCACCAACGAAGGCTTGCTCGGTGAAACGAGCGATACCCATCAAGGTGTTACGGCTAGAAGGAGGAACCAACAAGAAGCGGCCATCCATAGGGATGTCTTGGTCATCCAAACGCTGAATGGCGCGGCGAATAGCAGCATCAGTCAAAGCACCGGAACCAGTGTTAGCACCTGCGTTGTAAGCAGTAGTACCATCAGCACCGGAGAAAGCACCAGCGTAAGCAGCGTTAGCGCCGTTACCGCCGTTAACACCACGACCCAAGCGGATGATGCTGGTGTCAACCTGCAAACCGAGAGCGTAACCAGCGTCATCAGTGTAGAACTGACGCAGCGAAGTCAATGCCTGAGCTTCCACGATGTCTTCAATCAGACGCGAGTATTCCCAGTGTTGGTTAATGCTAATGACGCGCTCACCTTCTGTGGCTGCAATCAAGTTAACTTGAGTAGATGCAGCCTTAGCAGAAGCGGAACCACGGGTAGGTGCAGGAATGTGAACTGTGTCACCTTTCTTGCCCTTGAAGCTCATCTTCTTGATCAGGTTAGCAGCGACCAAGCTTTTCTTATAGGAAGCAACAATTTCATCAGACCAGATTTCTGGAATAAAATTAGCTGCTGTACTTACTGTAACGTTATCTGTACCTAAAGGCATTTTAAATTCTCCTAAGAATTAATTAATATAAATTGAATATTTTATTTGACCCGACCTTCAGAGTATGCAGCCATAATTTCAGGTTGCAAAGCCTCATAACGGTTTGGATCAGTCATACGTAGCCGGATCAGGTCGGCACGGCGATATACTTTCTTCGAAGATTCACCAGTTCCACCAACATCAACAGCGGCTGCTTTCAGGTTCTGTTTGCGAACAGAGTTGCCTGCTTCAGTTGTTTGCGCTGTCTTAGATGTGCGAATCTGTTTGAATGTAGAAATCAGTTCATCTGCTGCAGTGAAATCGTATTGTGCATCAGCCATTGCGTATAAATTGAGACGCAAAGGAGAGCCTTTTACCCATTCAATAAACTCACCATCACGTACAACATCAGCAAAATCAGGATGCTTCTTATTGAGCATTGATTGTGTCTGCATTTGCTTAAACTGCTGTGAGGCTTGTTTGGCTGCTAAAACATCGGGATGATTAGCAACAGCTTTTTGAACCGCTAACTTGGGGTCTTCAAAGAAGTCGATCTCAGTTTCTTCTTTGGTGGGTGCATTTGTCTGTGTCTGAGAGAGTTTTTGTTTCAGGAGTTCATCGGCTAACCTACGTACTTCCCCAACTTCCTGAGCCTGCCTACCAATAAGCTTTTCAGCCTCTTGGTGCATACGCACAATCTCTTCTAGGTTCTTGCCCTTGTATTTATCGGGAACCTCAGAAGTTACCTGTGAGTTATTTTGCTCAGTGGATTGAGTAGCTTGTTCAGCTTTGAAGTCTTCAGCGTCAATTTCGCTACCTAGATTCATGTCCTCATTATCAATTAATGCCATACCTAACCTTTCCTTGCTCCGTAGAGTTCTAAGGATTAACCGCAGCGCAGCGAGGATTCTCACTTTGTTGCGAACAAATTTAAAATAGATTCAGAGTTGTGCCAATATTACTCAGCGTTCTGCTTCTGCTCTTTTGTGAGCCTTTCGGCTCGTACCTTTGCCCACCTATCATAAGCGTCAGGGAAGGCTCCTGTGAAACCTTCTAGATTACTTCTAGGTGCAGCTAGTACTTTGATAGCATTCATACCACAATGGGCGCACCCAATGGCAGTTACACTATCATCTCTTAGCGATTCGGTTATGTGTCCATCAGCACACTTAAAGTCATTAAGAATCTTCATTCTCTAACTCCTCGTATACTTGTTCGCACGTATCCTTGCGCTTTAAAATCAAGTCTAATATGTCAATCTGGCCTTTACGGAAGAATAAGTCTTGTGTGTCCGCGACCAATGATAAATTATTTAAACTATCTTTTAACTTGTTGAGGTCTTCCAACAGGTCGGCCCACCCTTGAGTGGACATCATGTTGAAAGCTTCCTCGTAATATTTCTGTAAAGATTGGTTAAGCGCCATTATATTTCTCCAAATAACTATGAAGAGCAAGTAATGTTTGCTTATTGTCTTTTAAAAGACCTAACGCTCTATTGCAAGAACCGCAAAGAAGTCCTCTAACTTCACCTGTATCATGATTGTGATCTACATTTAACTTTTTATCAGTTTGGTTTTGATGTAGTCCACAACCCGCACAACAAAAATGCTGTTCTTCAAGCATTTCTTCGTAGTCTTCATTTGTTATGCCATAGTTTCGTAAAAGTCTTTGATTCCTCATTTTAACTTTTACTTCTGGCCTGCTCCGATAGTTTTCACGAGCAGTTACGCACGAAGGGTGGTTTTTAGTCCGTTCTTTGCATTTTTCTTTGTTCTTTTCGTAGTACCGTTTATCGTACTCTTTACGTTTCTCTTTTTCTGTTTGATTAGGAGCCAATTGGTTATTCCTTACTGTAGTTGCAATGACTATATTATAACATAAAAGTAGTCGTTTGTCAACTATTATTTACATTTTAGCCTGTTTATTCATCATTTGTAAGGTAGCAATACGCTCGTTGCTCTGAATATCCTCTTGTTTGAGCATCAATTCAGTCATCTGAACCCTACGCTGGAAGTCCTTAGACTCGTTATCTTCATCCAAATTGGTAGACAAAGCAGCTACAACCTTAGCTTGAGCCAACTGAGGAGCCACTTGAGCTTCAACAATAGACTTCTGAGCATCTGCTTGAGACTTCTGAGTCTTAGCTTGCAAGTCCTCAATCTGAGCTTGTAACAGAGCCATTTGCATCTGTTGCTGCTGCATTTGAGCTTGTTGAGCTTCTGGATTAGGTTGACTCATCTGGTCTAATGTAGCGATCAGTTCACCACGGTTAGTCAGAGAGCTATTCTGCAAGATACCTTTGAGGATCAGAGGCAAGACAGGAGTGTTAGGGCCTAAGGTCTGTAACAAACCAATCAACTGCTGCTGTTCAAACTCTCGTGCCAAGATACCCAAAGTAGCTGTAGGAATGAAGTTCATGTCCACAGTAGGGTAACGCTCACTATCAAACTGCATATAACGATAAGCAGCCTTATAGATGAAAGGCATCATAAAGTCTTCTTGGAAGTTAGTCAGGGTACGTTTGTACTTCTTGATAATACCTGCCATAGCCATAGACATACCACCAGCGGTAGCGTCACGAGGCACGTTAGAAGGCATACCAGCACTGTCAACAGTACCTGTAGCTTGCAAGAGCATACGTTCAAAGTTCTGTGCTGCTGCGGCTGCATTGCCATCAGTCTGACCGAACTTGAAGGGATACAAGATTTCACTTGGAGAGCCGTTAGTCAGGATAGCCTTTCCGGGCTTAATCTCAAACTTAGCACCACGAGGAAGCCGTGTGGCATCCATAGCGATCATAGGTGCTGTGGTAAGGGCTAAGGAGTCCAAGTGAGCACGAAGCTGAGCATCAATAGCTTTCTGCATATTGTAGCCCTTCTCCACCGTACCACGACCCCAAAAGCGACCGGGAACTGTATCGTCTTGGTAGGCGACAACAGGGCGATCCTTCATCATGTAGGGGTTAGCTTCAGCCTTAAGCAAGATACCATCGTTAGCGATAACTACAATGGCTTCCACCATGTTGCAGTAGTCATCAGCTTGTGAGCCATCAGGGAAGATGTCTTCATACTCTTCATCTTCAACTTCTTCCAAGTACTCACGAGGAACTAAGCCGTAGTAAGTAACCAGCTTAACCTTGTCATCTTGGTAAGTAGTCAGGTCTTGAGTAGGCTCTAAGTCAGGATCATCAAAGCTAGTGGTAATGTTAACCCGCTTGTAGATACCTGATTCAATACCCTCAACAACCTTGTGTAAAGAGACATACTTCTCAATAGCGACACCCATAGCATCCTCAATAGAGTCAGCATTAGGGTCAATCAGGAAGTTCTTAGGGTTAACAGGCTTGATCTTAACCGCTACTCGCTCAGTCTCTTCAACACCGATAGCTGCTGCATTAGCGATACCGGGGATAGCCTGTGTAGCTGGTGCATATTGTTTCTCGGACTTGACGATAATCTCACCGATACCTGTACCGTAGATTTCAGCCATCAGTTCGATCTGATCAATAGCTTTCTTGATCTTATCCTTCTTGAAGTCTTCCATCAACTGAGCTTTTAACATCTCAACGTCTAACGAGTTACCGTTAACGTCCTTGATGTCATCTTCAATGTCAAAGAATTCACCTTGACCGAAGATAGCCTCAATGATCTCAGCGTGACGAGTCTCTACAGCCTGCTGTGTAGCGGGGGAGATGATACGGCTACGCTCAGAGTCACGGGTTTTGTCCTGAGGATCCCAAATACCACGGAAGATACGCTCATACTCAAGCCATAAGTCCATGTAGTTACCATCACGGTAGTCGCGCCACCGTGTGATGTGTTCGGAAACCCAAGAGGTAAGCTTCTTCTCTTCCTCTGTAGGCTCATCGAACTGACTCTCGTTATAGTTTTCTTCAGACATCATTTAGCTTTCTTTTTAGCTGGTTTCTTTTTAGCTGTTTTAGCAGCGTCCTTGAAGTCCTCATCGGAAGGAGCATCCTTTGATCCAACCTTATTCATCTTCTCGCCTGAGCCTGCTTCAATGCGCTTACGTTTAGCATTAATGTTTGCGTAGAGTCCGGGTTTCATATAGGTTCCTTTTAATACCCTGCTATAGGGTCTAATACTTCGTAATCATCATCTTCGTAGTCCTGTTGATAGTTAGACACAACTAACTGATCGACATAACTAAGAGCATCAATTAAGTCATCATGCACACCTGCAGTAGGGAACATAATCATTTGATCCTTAAACTCAGCCCAATCTTCTTCGATGTTGAAGGAGACTCTACCGTGTTCCATACGACCTTGAAGGCTCCAGACAACTCTGTCTGTCTTCTTCTTGTTACCATGAGTCAAGTCTTGGATGTGTGCGTAGATATTGTTCTTACGCATCAGGTCATTGAGGTAAGGTAGTACAGCGTTCTTAAGAGCACCTCGTTCAATCCCTACGGAGATCGGTTTGTAGTCTCTAATGCTTTTGAGGATGTGTACACAGGTCTCTCTGATGTCCCACCGTCCGTGAACAATCTTATGTACCCACCAATTACCATTATCTTCTATCTTAACAATAGCAATAGCAGATTCATCTAAACGCTTCTTAGCAGCACCAGCATTCTTACCTACCTCTTCAAAGCCTGCCAAGTCAATAGCAACTACATACTGACCATACTGAGGTTCTTCTTCAAGCTTGAACCAATCCTCTTTAAACAAGTCAGCACCTGCATTGTCAAAGCTAGATAAGTATTCCTGCTTGAATGCAAAGGAACTTAGGGTTCTCTTCGCTGCTTCAATTTCCTTAGGGTCGATAGTCTCGTTATCCTGCGTAGTGTAGTGCCAAGCCTTCCACTCCTCATCTTGACCCTCGTTACCCAACTTAAAGGTATCGTAGAACCAATTACGACCACTAGG